AGACGTCAAGATCTTTTTGTAATTTTACTATGTCATTTCTTGCGGAATTAATAGCCTGCTGGGCCTGTTTAACTCCGCTTGTATCAGACATAACGTCTTTAGAAGCACCATTGAGCCCCTCCATGACGTCAAGTGTTCTCTGCATAGCAGTAAACATTTTATTAAATACGGGCGTCATACGATCCTGCATGAGTATTGCGTTTCGTATTGTTGCCATATTTTTGATCTCCTAATTTCTGCCCCTTTGAGCTCTTTTTTCTTCCTTGATTATTTCGTCGATAAAAGCTATAACAGCAGCTTTTTCTCGCTGAGAAAGATCCAAATAGATATGTGGAGGCCAATTAAATCTATTAAGGCATACGTAAGCATACCACGTATCTGGATCTTTCTTTTTTAAGAGTTTTTTACTTCTTCTCTAAGTTCTTCGGTATCCTTATCAAAACCGCTCAACTCCTGAATAAACCCAGCAAGATTAGTAATTTCCCCTGGCAACAGAACTTTTTTCACAGCGTCCTCTGGAGTAATAACTCCTACTTTTTTAACAAAAGCTGCGTTTTTAAAGTCTGGATAATCACAGCACTCAATAATCAAACCAATATTAAATCCTGTACCGTCAAAAGACATTTTGCCTTTTCTAAACATTTTAGTGTATCGTTTTTGCAAAGCTGAGTACACTTCATTGCTCATAGCATGAATTTTAAAGTTAAATGGGATACGATCCGAAATTTTAACTTCGTCCGCTAAATTAACGGGATTTGCAATTAAAAAGTCCTCTAATGTTTGTGCTTTATTTGTATCTTTTTCGATTTTATCTGCCATTTCTATATCCTCCTTTTATCGAAAAAATAAAGAGCTCATATCGTCTATGAGCTCTTAAAAATAAGACGGTTTTTGGAAACTGTCGATTACGTCCATATCCATAAACGTAAAATCGAAGTCTTCCTCTAATGCGGCCGAGTCAGTATCGAATTTTGCAACAAGGATCTTATCCATATTACAGCTTCTCAATACTGTTGTCTGCTTGCCTACAGAGCTTTCTCCGTCTTCATTTGTAATAATCATGTCAAAATTAAAGTCCTTACCCTCTTTTGCTAACTTTTCAGCCAGTAAAACAAAAGTAGAGGTCATGTAGTAGATAGTACAGCTTCCAGTGCCCTTAATGGTCTTTAACTTACTATGTTCCCAATGTGACCCAGCAATAGGTAATGACTCCTTATTTTTTTCAATAAATGCTTCTACGTTCTTTACGTGAAACAGAGTTTCTAGTTTTCCGTCAATATCGATTTGTACCAAACCTTGTCCTCCGTTTACTGTGTCCTTAACGTTTAATGTTGTTTTTGGCATATTTCACACCTCCTAATTTACATTAACAGTCATGTAGAGCTTTTCCATAGCGTCTAATGGCTGTACTGCTACATTTACTACAATAGCGTCTCGGTCTTCTCCGTCTAAAACCTCCACGTCCTCACTACTAAAATTTTGAATAGCCTCCATATTTTGAAGAGAAGTAAAGTATTTGATAACAGCGGCTTTAAAAGCATTTTTCCCCGCTTCATTCCTTGAAACTTTACCAATGTAATTATTTTCAAAAGTTGATCTAATTGTATTGGCTATATCGTCAAGAGTTCTAATAACACGATTTTTCTTAAAGCTGTCGTTTTTATCTTCTCCAGTATTTACAAGAGTATTAATGTCTTGTTCAATAATAACATTTTCATCTTGTGAGTATGAAAGCATAAAGCAACCGCTCATTAAGCCTGCTTCGATTTCTTCATCTGTTTTAGGATTAATGATTTCGACTGCTCCTGTAATCTGTCTATAAGTGTTAGACTGGTTAATTGGCGTTCCGGCGGCAAGCCCTGCTACAGTACCAACAAAAGCGTCTAGGTCGATCTCTTCTGTTTCTGTGCGGTATCCCTGATCCACCGAAATAATACCCTCACAATCGGCCGCAGGGTAGTCTTCAACCACAGCTACGACCTTTTTACCTGCGTCTCGTAATGTCTTAATGTAAGATACTACAGTGGCATTAAGTGTATTCCCGTCTAAGCCATATAGCGGTAGCCCTACAGCATTCCATTTTTTAGATTTTATAGCTCCCAAAAAATTAGACATAGCAGCTACCGTCACTGTTCCGTCTGTTCCTCCACTTAACGCTGTTCCTGCATTAGCGGCTAAAGCTCCTTTACCACTAAATTCTACAAAATCATTAGCGACTAATTCCTCTATCTTTTTAGCAACTTGCTTATCTTTAGAAATGTTATTAAGCATTGTTACGACCTCAAAAGTACCGTTTATGCTTGTCTCATTAATAGCAATAGTTACTGAATTACCTTTAGTCCCGCTGTATAAGGCCGTTACTGTAAGAGCAGTAGCTCCTTCGCCAATAGTCGCCTTAGCTTTTTGCCCTCCTGCATTTAAAGGATAGACTAATGCTTTAGCGGCGTACTTCATAGCTTCAACTAAAGGCTTTACATTGGGATCATCAATGGTGCAGGCAGTCTTTTTAGTAAAAGTGCCGTCTGCAATTTCGCTACCGCTAATTTCAATCACTTTGTTGTCTTCTCCCCACCCTAATAATAAAGGTAAAGCAACAATACCGCGATCTGTATCAGCGACATTAGCGTTTCTTACGGCCTTAAAATTAATATAGGCGCCAGGTCTTCTTTTTGTTTGACCTGTCCATATTCCTGCATTAGGCATAGATTTTTACCTCACTTTCTGTTCTTCTTTTAATGTTTGCATAAAAGGATCCTGCGCCTCTGTAATACGTTTCCTTAAAATCTGGTAAGTGCCTACTACAGTTAAGACACCGTCCTCTATGCGACTTTCTAAATTTAAAGCTCTTACCGAAAAGCTGCTCTCGTCGTCTCTAACTACGTTTAATATGTCGACAACTTGACCGCCAGTAAGTTCTAAATATGTGTTTAATTCATTCGCAGGGATTGAGGGACCAGGTCTATGATGTATTTCTACTAGATAGTTCTGCTCAAAGAAACCCATACCTCTATCCTGCTGTATTACATTTATATAGCGTACAAAAAAAGCAGGTAGCTTTACCTTTGTTTCCTGCTTGTCTTTATAAACCTTGCAAGTTGGAAATTCCCTTTTTAGCGTTTTAGTTATACACGCTTTTAATGTTGTGTTATCCATTTATAGCACCCCATATCTTTTTAAGAAAATAATAAACTCCTTATTAAAATCAGCCGGCATACGTGCTTCTAGTTTTTGTATGCTAATTGTTGCCATGTAGTAACCTTCTATCCAGCCCTCGCGGTTTCTAGTGGTATGTCCGTTTTCTACATAGCTGGCATAATCAGCGTCGTTAATGAGAACAAAGCCCAAATTTCCGCTCGATAGCCTGTACACTTTAGTAATACGCCACCTCCTGCGTAAATTTCCCGTTTTAACGGGTGTGTGGTCTTTAGTCTCTCCTTGAAGCCAAAGCCCCTCCTCCTGTAAGAAGTCTATTAAAAAGTTTTCGAGATCGGCATTTGCTTTTTCCACATTCTCATAAAACTTTTTAAACTCTTTATAATCAAAACTCATTTGTCTTTACTCTTTTTTCCAAAAGGATAAATTCTTGCGCTAAATCATATAGAAGAGGGTCACCGGCAAAGCCCTTATAGGTCTGTACCTTAACGCCATTTAAGTATCTATCCGCTATGATTTCGTCTCCTTTAGCTATCTTCGTAACAGGAGACAAGAATATTTTAACTCTCGCCTCTACTTCGTCCGTATCCCAGTTAGCTTGGTTACGTTCGTCCATTTTTAAAGAGGATATATGACAAGGTATGTTGTTAAGTTCTTGCGACTCATCTACGGCTTCTCCTGTAGTTCCGTCGTTATTCTCAACAACTGTGTAACGTATAATTTTAAGTTTATCTGTATATAGATTTTCTACATAAGATCTAAAGCTCATATATTACCTCCAGTATATTCCTCGATAGACGATAAGCTCATTTTGGTAATGGGCTAAGATTTCTTTCATAGAGGAAAAGGGTACGGCTTTTACTTCTGTTTCTAACTCTATAGTTGTGTCACCCTGTGTCAGTTTTGTAACACGACTAGAGAAGTCGTCTTCTTCTGCGGACTTAACATAGTGATCCATTTCGTATATATCAGCGACCATGTCTGCGATAATATACTTCATCTCTTCGGGTATCAGTCTTAAACGACAGTACCTGCTTACTTGTATAGCTGCTCTCTCGATAGACTCGTCCAGCTCTTCCGGTTTAACTTCTTTAAAACTCGGCTTTTTAATAACAATAGCAGCTATCATTTTCTTTAGATCGTCGTTAAGCATTAGACTTTTCCAACCTATCTGCAATAAGAGTAACTAGCTCGTCTCTCTTAGTGTTTGCGTATTTAGGGATACCCAACTCTTTAGCTTTAACCTTAAGCTCGTCATACGTTAGCATAGCGACTCGCGCTGCTAAAGGCATGGCGTCGTTTGGATCAAGATCCACTTTAGAGACTGTTTCCTCGTCGTCCGAGTAGTCGTCTTCCATGTCGTCTACATTGTCCTGAAACGATACCATAGATTGATTTTCTTTCGCCTCTTTGGCGTTTTCTTCTTTTAAGGGTAAGTACCCCTGTTCTTCATAAAGTGCCTTATATGCACGATTTGAAGCAAAAATAACATGACCGTCTTTTATATATCTAGGCATATTCTATCCTCCTTATGGTTTAACTTTAATCACTGCTTTACCAGCTTTAACAGCTTGTCCTGTTTCGTCTACTTCCGCAACAATAATAACCTCGTTGTCTTCTGCTTCGATTTCTGCTGTACCGTCCCAAGATACCCAGCCGTCAGTACCTGCAGTTAAAGTTTCATGGTATTTAGGCATAGATAAAGAGTCGCCTTTTAAATACAATAACGTATTTCCGCTTTCTGCTTTAGCGCCAACAATAACAGTTTTTCCAGAAGTAGTTACACTTGGATAAGAAGCAATAGCAATATCTACTAATTGTCCTGGTGTTGTTCCTTTTGTAGCTAAGATAGCAAAGGCCTTTTCATGCAGTGGCAAGAAAGCAAAACGGGCTGTGACTTTAAGAGCAATCATATCTTGTTCTGCTAAAGACAAAGGCTTACCGTCTGTCCATAGAGTATCTTGAAGAGTAGCCTCTTTTAACGTTTCATACTCTAAACTTTGGTAAACACCTACACGAGATTTGTCCCAGTCTCCTGCGAACAATTGAGCTTTTTCTCTATCAAAACTCGCTTTCCCTTTCGCAAAAGTAATAGGTACATTATAAAATTCTTTCGTATTAACGCCCTCTACATATAACTGGTTACCGTCTCCGTCTCTTAATTTACGTAAACGATTTTTAATACCAGTATGTGCAATAAATCCGTTTACGTCCATGCCCTCCTCTTCTACTAAGGCCATAACGTCGGATACATCTAAATCTAAAGATGAGTTAGTGCCGTCAACAATAAACATACCATTTTTTACAGCATTATCAAACAAGTTAAACTTAAAAGGGGAGTCAATACCAAATAAACCGGCCATGTCAAACTTTTGCTGAATGGCGTCAGCTATTGGTTGTTTCATTTCCTCAAAAACATTGATCGTAGTATCATTTAATTTTTCCTTTGTACATGGAATAATGACAGCGATTTTATGGGCCTCCATTTTAGCACTAACAAAAGTAGCTACGCTTGTTTTAATACGTCTACCCTCTCCTACCCAATATGCGCTAGGAGTGTCGGCCCAAAAAGTAAACTCTTTAACGGGGCTAGTCATAGGCTCTAATTTTGACTGTGGGATCAAGGCTGATCCTTTAGCTACAAAGCCCATAATACCCGTAGCTTTTTCAACTGGTACAAAACCAGATAATTGATCTTTTAATGCAACTTTTTGTGGCATTTTTATATTCTCCTTTCATTTTTATTTACGTACAGAAAACTCTGTCATAGCCGCGAACACGTCCGCAGGTTCTCCCTTAGGATCGCTGCCTCCCGGTGGGCTATAATTGTATGGGTCCTTGTTCTTGCCGTCCTCAGGATCCTCAGCAACTTTAAATTGATCCTTGTAGTTTTCTCTTAAAGACTTAATAGCGTCTTTATGTCCTGAGATTTTACCGTCTTTAAGTTCAATTTTAGACAAGTCCATACTTGCGATTAATAGGTCAGGGTGGATTGCCCCCTCTTTACCTAATGCGTTAATTAAAAGTTGCCTTTTCTCTACAGCTACGACGTCTTTGTCGTATTTAGCTTGCAGATCTTTATTAGCGTCCTTATACTTTTGGACTTCTTTCTGCAACTCTTCATTAGAGCCATTATCTTTTTTAAGGGTCTCAATAGTCCCGTTAGCGGTCTTAAGCTGCTCGTCTAATAGCTCTTTTTGGCCTTTTAGCTTTTGGTATCTCGAGTCGAGATTATCCTCATTAGCTAAATAGATCTTGGCCGTGGGCATAGCCTTAACGATTTTCTCAATCTGTGCGTCCTCTACGCCCTGGTCTTTTAAAAACTGTTTAAAACGCTCTAAGTTGTTCATTTTTTTAGCCTCCTCTACACTTTTTACGAGTTTTGTTTCTCGTGATTTTAGCCTTTTAGTGTCCTCTACGCTTTTATACGAGGTCGCGTCTCGTGATTTCACTTGTTTAGCTGTTCTTTTACGTCTACCCACTAAACTGCAAGACGATATAAAAAGCGTGCCGAGCAAGCACGCTATTT